TGCCGGTTTGAATATCATCGTCTTCTCCCCACGCATCATCTACAATTCTAAATCTAAACCAAATTCTGTCCAAATATCCAGAATAATTTCCTCCTCCTCTGGGTGTGGGATATAATCTTAATTTATTGTTCGCGATTTCATATGAATAATGTGAAACTCTTGTATAGAGGGAATCTTCATACATTATAGCTTGCAATTTATTTTGCCAAGTTGGCACAATTTCAAATGTAGAATCATCAGCATATTGACCATAAGTTGAATAATTGCCGACGACGCCAATGCCGCCATAATATCCATAAAATCGCCACATCGCCACAGGGCTGCGATAAAAAACTTTGTCGATTATAACGCGACTGGCGCCAACCTTGCCGGAATATCCGATGGGGGCGCCTCTGTCATCTTCACCAGATACTGAAGAAGAAGAAATGATAGTTTGTAAATCATATACTTCTTGATTTTTGACTGTTACAAAAGATCCTGAATAAATTGTCACTGTTCCGCCGAAGCCGGCCATCGTAGCCATTGAATCGCCAATTCTATTAGTATATGATATTTGGATCCTTGGAAATTTTAGACTGGCGCCGGAAGGGCCATCTATGCGCTCGCCATTATAATTAAAAGTACCGGTAACTTTGCCAAGAGCATCAGATAAAACATTCTTGCCTTGATGCAGATTAATAATATAAGAATATTCTAATACTGCTTCTTCGTAAGCGGCATAAACATTTCCGGCTGTAATTTCAATATCGACAATATCCCCACCAAGTTTTTTATAAGTATAAGCAACTTGCAGTGCTGCACCACTTAAAAAGTTTGCAGAGCCGGTATAGACACCAAAAGGAACAGCAGAAGCTACATCTCCATAAGTGCCTGTAGAAGGCAGAATAATTGAACTTGTTGCAGATGTCGGGCTTAAGTTGGTTGGCATCCCTTAGATCTCCTTTTTTCACAGTAAATAGTTACAGCAAAGCAAAAAATAAGAAATAGGCCTCTTAGCTTAATTTATTTTTATTTTTAGCAACAGTGGCTTTGGCCTTGCGACGAGAGGTAGTTTTTTTCTTTGTTTTTTTCTTTATTGCGGCTTTGGGCTTAACAACTATAACTTCTTCTTCTTCTTTAACCAACTCAAGTTTATCATTATTTTCTTCAAGAACGATAGGCACCTCTTCTATTTCGGGCTCTTGGGCCTCATCAAGTGAGTTGTTATCATAATTTACCAAACGTGGATGGCTTGAATGCTTATTTTTAAATTTAGTACTTCTAATAATACGACGTTTTTTACCCATTATATCTCCAATGGTTATAATAAATAGTTTTGATTTTCCAAAAACGAAAATCTCAAAAAATTGACGGCGATATTTTTCGCCAGATCGACATTTTTTAAAAAAAACCCCCAACCAATAAAGGAAGGGGGTTTGTTTTGCAGTGACTAAGTGTGGTCTAGTCGTCAGCAGTTGTTCCAGCAGCACCAACAAGGTGTACTGTTCCGACGGCTGTTGCGATATGTCCGCTTAAGTGCCAGTTAACACCATCACACAGAACGTGCAGATGGAGCCCTTCGGCTGATTGGGCAACGGAGCCATCAACAGTGATTGAGGATATGCCGCTAAATGCGTCAACTGTACTATTGGCAGCTAATGTAATAATGCCACCATAGATATCAGCAGCATCTTCTGCTGTCTGAAGGATAAAGTCAGCATCGTCATCAGAGGCGACGGTAAAACAAAAATCATAATACACGCCGGCACTTGTCGCAGTCGCCGGAAGTGAATATGTGAGATTGTTATCCACTGTTGACATGTTCACTGTGAAAAGCGTGCCAGATTCAGCAGCGGTAAGCGTTCTTGCGGCTGCGGCTGCGTTAGTAACAGCTTCAACTAATCTCTTCTGTCCCTTAAAGGTTGTTCCGGCTCCCCAATTAATATCTCTCTTCAAATTTTCGATCAATGCCTCCATTCTCGCGAGGCCAATTCTTCTACTTCCCATGTTAAAAACCCTCCATTTATAATCGTGTCACCGCAGAATTGCGGCCGTGAATATATCTACTCACGCAATAACTTGGAATGAATCTTGCGATTCGATAATAAATAGTCTCTAAAAAATGAAAGCCCCCTTCCGAAGAAGGGAGCTTCACATTTATTTGCTAATTAGCTAAATTTAGCTAGTAGCGCCAGCCTCACCTAAGAGACCTCTAACCACAACTAAGCCGTACATATCAGGACGAACCATCTTCTTGGCATAGCGAGTCATCACGCCCTTACGGGGCACGAAGTCTTCGGGGCCAAAGATTGTGGGAGTGGTCTGTAGCGGCACATACGGAGCGTATACATAGCCACTTTCTAGGAAGCTAGATCCTCTCCGACCGATCAAAACAACGTTCCGCAGGAAGTATGGGTCAACAATGACATCAAACTTCTTACTCAAAGAACCAGTCTTAAGAGCACCAAGGGATCCCTTCTCGTCATCGTGAGTGACGGAAGCGCGGAAACCAGCGGTAAACTCAAGAATATTGGCAACTTCAGGTCCGCAGACAACGAAGTTCGCACCACCTCTCAGAGTCTTACGATGAATCTGTGCAGAAACATCATTGATAGTTTCTACCAGAGTCTCATACCACTCTGAGACCGTACCGGTGAAATCAGGAGCGGCCGAAGCAGCACCAATCTCATTACCATTAGAGTCCAAGAACATTCCTGGGGCACGAGCCCAATAGCGAGTTGCAGCGGTAGCACCATTAACCAAGTCAGCCAGAATCTCACGGTCAATCTCTAGAGCAATCTGCTCAGAGAGAATGCTAGTAAGCTCGACTTCAGCATCAAGGTTGTGGTAAGCATTGAGATCTTGTCCCAACTCTGGAGTCCACTTAGCCTTGAGCTTCTTGGTCTGTGCGGTCACAGCAATGCTATCCACCTTAATGTCGATCTCTGGGATTTGTTCGTTTCCTTCCAGACCCCACTCAGAAGCACCGATAACGGCACCAACTGAATCAGCCGAATTAAAGTTATCCTTAAGTGGATAAGCAATGTTCACGGTAGCAGCCTGCGGTACGTCAACACCAGCGGCACCTACGTTTACGCTAGTCAGGAAATATAGCATCACGTTGCCACCAGAAGACGTAATTTGCGTAAGCCTTCTAATCTGCTTAGTATTCGCCGGGCCGATCGACCCGATTTCATTGGCAGTATTCAGGTTCTCAATAGAAGCCGAAATAGCGCCAAGGTTATTGTAATCCAGGTCGCTAGAAAACTGCGCCTGCGGAACATCCATCCGAATAACCCAGTACGCCAAAGCGGAAGAACTCAGAGCAATAAGATCTGGATCATAAACAATGTCCTTCTTATTGCTATTAGTACTACCAGTGAGATCGAAGCGCCGAAGAAATAGGGCGCTATGGGCCACACCAGACGAGCCAGTTGGCGAAGCATAAGCATAACCACGAGCACCAACAGTGCGAGGACCAGAAAGATCTTCTTTTAAGTCTCCGACCAAGTTAAGACCAGCAGTCAACTGGGAACCAACCCTGTCGCCACCATAAATTGACTTGTCAGAAATGTTACCTAACCTTCGACCTTCAGATCCAGCGGCTCCCAGATCTGGTGAGAACACAAAATCTAGGAAGAAAATGAGTCCACTAGGGAGACTCATTGGCTGAACACTAACAAGATCATTAGCGATCAGACCCGCAAAAACGCGACGAACAATAGGAAACGCGACGGCTGCGAAACCTTCAACATCTCCAGAAGCCATTGCAGAACTCTCGCGTAAGAGTTCTTTGGCTTGATTTTCCAGAAGACGAGACATGCTATGACGCTGACGCTCGTTCTCCAGGCCCTCTAAAAGACCGGTTTTTTTCCACTTTTTTAGAAGTGCGTGCGATTCAGCACGCATATCACGATTGACAATTCCTTCGGTCAATCTTTCTACAATACCAGACATAAATATCACCTCCTTAAATTATTTTATTTAATACCTGCTAATTTCTTCAACCTTTCAGAGAAAGGATCGGATTTTGATTGGCTATCGCCCCGAGAGGCGCGTAAAACGGAAGAACGATGAGTAATTGCTTCGCTCAGTGATTGTGGACTTCTCTTAGGAGTAGACTGCACTGTGCTTTGAAGCGTTTCTAAAATCATCTTTGCTTCCTCTACTGAACCAGCACTGGAAATAGCTTCGACAATTCTTTCTTTTTGCCGCTCATTCAAGGAGGTATTTCTTAACACACGGTTAGTATAAAGTAAACGGGCATTTGAAAGATTAACATCTTGGACATTTTCTTTCAAAGACCTGACTACATCTTTGTAGTTATTAAGTTTGCCCTTGAGTTGTTTATTTTCAAAAACCAACTCTTCTTGGGCTTTCTTAAGAGCTTCCAAATCTTCTTCTATATCAGTGCTACGGCGGTGGGCGAGTTCTTTTTCCATTTGATACTTTGTATCTTCACTTGAACGTCCAGCCCAACCTGCCAATTCGGCACCCATATCAACTGTAAGTTTTTCTACGATGGCATCTATAAGTTCTTCAGAAATATCATCGGATTCTTCTAAACCAGCTTTCGTCATTGCGTCTGCATCTGCTTCTTCAGCGGCGGCGGCACCTGCGAGTGCAGCGCCTCCAGAGTCGTCATCTTCCTCTGCTTCTTCGCCGGCAAAAGTGCCTGGATCGGTGGCTTGCTCACTTAATTCGTCAGAAAGCATAGAAAGAAGGTCTTCTTCATTCAATTCAACTTCCTCCGATTCTTCAAGCTCTTCCTCAGTTTCTTCAAGCTCTTTGGGGCCCTCGACATCTTCCTTCAGGGAGCGCAGTGCTTCAGCCAATTCTTCAAAATCAACTGTTATTTCTGAAGTTTCATCTTCTTCGGGACAAGGGCAAAGCTCTTCACCTTCGGCGGCGCCCAAAGGTACATCTTGCGCTATATCGCCAATTGGGCCGGCCATAGCAGCAGGACCAGCATCGAGGCCTCCCAAACCAAGCTCATCTTGTTCTAATAATCTGTTAAGAGTGTTTTTAACTTCATCTGAATATTTTTCAATAATTGTGGTTTCTGCATTTTTCAAAGCAGCTTCTTTCAGCGCTTTCGCGTCAACAATAGCTTGTTCTAATAATACTGACATTTAAAGCCACTCCTAAAAATATAATTTTTCATAATAAATAGTGTTAATATTTTAAAAATACCGTTTTCATAAATTAATGTGGCCTTGATATCAATTTATACTTAACCACAACGTTCTCCCATGTAACTTTTCCCGTACCATTGTTTTCAACACATACCCCCACATACATACTTGTCCAAGGCCCTGCAGCTAATGCGGTATTCTTCGTGCCGTTTTTGACAGTCTGGTCAGGGGCTCTTACAGTAACCATGCAATTTTCCGGCTGATCATCCATAAACATTATAATACCATAAGACGTTAAGCCACCAACATTCCAGCCGCTGGTGGAGGAGGCAGAGCTACCTAATACGTTGAGGGCTCCCCGACCAAGCGATCGGGCGCCATTCCAATTTATACCGACTTTATATCCTATCATAGTATCCTGATCATCGGTACTGGAAACAAACCCTTCCATTTCAACAGTACCGCCGCCGTCTGGCTTATCAGCTTCAACTTTAAATGCTATAGCTATAGAACTAGAAATGAAATTAGGTACTGTATTGCCAGATTTGAAATTATAGCCAAACATTAAGGCGTCAGCGCCTCCATCATTTTTGCCGTGACCTTCTACTACTACAGTAGATTTAATACCCAGAGTCGATTCAGCAGAAACCAATATATCATTTGGATCAGAAACCCAATCGGGTTTATCTAAATTTAATGTAACCCACTTATCTTCTTCGGGCAAAACCCAGCGGCCAACTGGGCCAGCAGTGGGCGCGACGGTGGACTTTACTTTTATGGTACCTTGCTGTGTTTGGCCGATGCTTCCTGTCATTTCAAAATCCTAAGTTGACTTTATTTATATTATGTTGTTGATATATATTTATATTTAATTGTAACATTGTCCCACTGAGTTTCCGCTGTTGAAGATTGATCGACATATAATCCAGCATATATCTTCTCGGGAGACGGCGCATCGCCGAAGGTGGTAGTATAGAAATTCTCTGAAGTTTTGCCGGGATTTGGAGATAAACAGACAACAAGCGCGTTATCAATAAAAGCATCAAATCCATAATAGATATAAACTGTTGAAGAATTGCCGAGGCCTCCAGTCTGACCGCCAGTACTGGTTGACTGCCCTTGTCTTTTTGCTTCTGCGTAGAGGTTAGAACGGCCACCATTCCACTGCATTCCACAGGCATATCCGCTATTGCCGCTGACG